TACAGAATATTACCAACATATGAGAGGTTGCAGACCAACTTCAGGAACCCTATCAGTATCAAGAGGTATGTGGGATCAAAGTTTAACATTTATCGCAAAAGACATTACAATACCAGCAACATCAACAGGTGACGGTGGAACTCCAGTTTATACAAGTACAGAAACAACATCTTCACCAATCGTTCACTCTGATGGTGGGGGAAGTCCATTTACATGGAATAGTGTAGGATATGGAGAAAGATCATTTTCCACAACAGTAAATAGAAATATGGCAGTAATGGCAGTTAATGGTGAAACAGATATTACTTATACAAAAGCAACTGATAGAGGAATTACATTTTCAACAGATGTCTTTGCAGGAACAGCAAGTAATGAGACAACATTATACACAGACTATGAAGGTAAAACAGCACGAGCAGCAAGTTATAAATTTAACTCTACTGGCCCTATAACCCTAACATATGCTAACTGTATTGTTACAGACTATTCATACACTCACTCAGCAGGTTCAGCAGATGCATTAATAGAATCAGTTACCTGTAGAGCAGAATCAGTAACTAACCTATAAGTTTAAATAGTAATAATTTAAATCATTTATATGCCATTTTTAGATACTAATAAAAAGGTTTGGATTATTAAAGACTTGGAAGTTCCTGTAATAGAAGATGTTCCTATGAAGGATTTAAAATGGTTTAAAGAGAAGATGGTAGAAGCAGAAGATTTGGCAGAACAAGGTAAATCTGGAACAAAATCAGAAATTGAATTTGAAACAAATTGGTTTGATAAAGTATGTACAGTAGGATTAGGTAAATCATTAGAAGAAATAGAAGATACAGGAATATCTCAACCAAAATTTAGGATGCTAATGGCAGAAGTTTACACTTTTTTATCAAGTTATGGAACAGTAGAAGAAGCCAAGCTGTCAGGTTTGTACGATCAAGAGATCCAAAAGAAAGAAGCCAAGCCTTCAAAGACTACCCAGAACTCAAAGAATTAGTACCAATTATATCTTTAGTCAGAGGTGGGTTTGGATCTTGGACAGAAGTCTTTGAATTAAAAGAGAAATTAGGTATGGAAAAACTCACAGAAATACAAAATATACTATCTATATTACAACAAGAAGAAGAATTAGATAATGCCCATAATAGTAGAAGGTCTTAAAGAAATACAAGATGGATTTAGAAGATTTGAATTTGCAGGTAAAAGAATACAAGCTAGATTTTTAAGACTTATAGGAGATTCTACAGTAATTTTACTAAAACAAGTAACTCCAATAGATTCAGGAGAATTATCAGATTCATGGAGAGTGACCAAACAAGGTAAAGGATATGTAGAAGTTGGAACAGATCTTATTGGGCAAGTAGAAGATTTAGAGCATGGAACAAAACCTCATATTATTAGACCTGTAAGAGGTGATGTTTTAAGATTTGAAGTTGGTGGTCAAGAAGTGTTTACAACAGAAGTCAGACATCCAGGAACACAACCAAATCCATTTTTAGATAATGTAGCACGTACTATACATACAGAAGTTATAGCAATACTTGAACAGTCATTGGCAGAGAATCATCCATACTTTCTTAAATTGAAAGGTGGAAAAGGAAGGGCTAGACAACAAGTAGGAAGAACTTCAGCAGGATTTAGAGGTGGAGTATCATTTGCAGGAAGATCTACATTAGTAAGAGCTGGAACAGGTAGGAGACAATTAAAACGTAGACTTTCTCTTAGAAGGCGTAGAGGATCATTAGCAAGAACCAAAAAAGAAACAAGAGTGAAATTAGGATAATTACTTCTATATAGTATTTCTAATGGATATTATTCATGGTTAGTAGAAATAATGCTGTATTTAGGTTTTTATTAGACATAAAAGATTTTGTGGTTAAAGGTAGAAAAGTAATTCAAATAAATAATCAAATTACAGGATCTACAACCAAAGCCTCAGGATCTATGGATAGATTAGCAACATCAACAAGAACAACAGGTCAATCAATGGCAGCAAATGCTGTAAACTTTCAAACAGCAACTCAAGGTATGCTTAACTTATCTACAGCAGGAGTTCAAACATTTACTTCCTTCTCCAACTTAGACAGGGCAGGAAACAGACTTGCAATGTCACAGATTGGTGTATCTAGAGCTACTGATTTATTAAACAATAAACAGTTAAGATTAAATGAATTACAGGCAAAAGGATTAGGTAGTTCACAAAAGGCCACATTATTAACAAATGAATTAAAGACAGCAAGAGCAGATCTCTTAGTAAAGACAGATAAGTTAAAAATTGAAGAAGGAGCATTATTTGATATTCAATTACTTTTCGTAACAAACATAGCAAATGTTATGATTTCATCACTCCAAACCATAGTGAGTTTAAAGAACGCCCATGTAGGAGCAACAATTAAACAAATAGTTCAGGAGAGATTATTAGCAACTACAATGTTTACAAAAACAGTTCCAGCATTTGCAGCAGCAACCACAGCAGGTTTATCTATGAATGTTATGACAAAACAAGTAATTAATACAAATAGATTATTAATGATAGGAATACCTGTAGTTGGAGCAGCAGTAATAGGAGTATCAGTAGCAGTACAAGCATATACCGAGAACTGGGGTGGATTTAGAGATATGATTCAAACTGTATTACCATTCATGAGAGATCAAAAAGAATTATTAGGTGATGTAAATGCTATATTAGGTGAAACGACAGACTCACAAAATGAATTTAACAAGTCACTAGATATAGAATCTAAAATATTAGTTGATTTACCAAAGAATTTAAATTTAACAGCAGATGGTCTTGCTAGAATTAATGCACAATTAACAGGTTCTAATTTTGAACAAATTAAACGTTATAACTTTGAATTATCAAAGACTGTAGAGACTGGCCAACTTTTTCCTAGTGCCTCCTTTAATGGAGGCTTCCAACAAATAGGAACACAAAACAAATCAAACGTAATAACACATGAAGGAGATGCTTCATCTACTGCATACGGTGTTCCTACCAATTTAGCAGCATTTGCTACAACACAAATGATAGGACAATTTGGGTATGTTCCAAAACAACAACCAAGAGAATATGTTAATCAAGCAGGTAACTATGTTAAGGTAGATTTAAAAGGAAATGAAATTGTACAAAACAAACCATTTATAACTGGGCAAGATAAATTTACTGAAATTTTGGAAGGAGCAGTACAAGAAACACAACACGTTTTATCGGTGTATGCATCAGTAGGTAAAAAGATAATTGATCATATTATAAAACCAAAAGAAGGTTTATTCCAAAAAGGTATGAGAGGATTGGCAGAATTTTCAGCACAATTTCAAGGATTTGAATCAGCAGAACAACAAAAAACAGTAGAACAACAAATACAAGAATTAATTGATATAACACCATCAACATCATTAGAGAAAAGAAATAGATTCTTCCTTAAAACAAATGTTCCTCAACCAGGAGCAGGTAAGTTCATAGGTGGTAGAGCAATATCAGGTGCAACTGGAATATTCTTTGGTATGGGTATATATGAAAAACTCAAAGTAGATTTAGCAAATAAAAGTAGTCAATTATATCAAGATTATTCACCAGATGAGATTAAAGAATTTGAACAGATGGTTAGGGATGTAGAGACAGATCCTTTAAAATTATTGACAGTATTAAGAGAAACTGATTTATTAAAACAAGTTGATCCAAGATATTATTATGGTGAAACTGCAACTGAGGACTATAATAAATATCAAGCAATTCAAAAAGATAAAGCAGACAGGAAACGACTCATAGAAGAAGCATTGATATTAGAAAGAGATAATCAGTTAAGGGAATTAAGGGAAGCAGCAACATCAGTAGGATTATCAATACCTGAATTTGGTAGACGTAAGAGATTAGGAGAGATAGGTTATACAGCATTAACCAAACCACATTTCTTTGTAGGAGGTGAAACTTTTATTGATAGACGAGGATCCACTCCATTTACAGAATCACAATTAAAAGATTTAAAACAATTAGGTGGAATATTTAGAGCAGGAGAACAATTATTTGAACCTGAGAAAGTTAAACAAGCACGAGCAGTAAGGGAAAGATTAGAGCAAGGAATATTTTATGGAATGAATTTACCTACTGATACAATGTTTGACAGATTAGTAGAAAGATCATTTGGTAGAACAGGTGGAATATCATTGAGTCCAGATGATCCTTTATTAAAAGATATATCAGGATTTGGAGAAAACAGGGCAGCAGTATTTAACAGAAGAATGATTGATCCAATAACAGGAGAAGATATGGGAGCATTTGGAGTTGACATAGGTAGAGTTGCAGACACTATATCATTACAAGAGGCTCAACGTTTAGGAACATTACAAAAAACATTGAGTGGATTTAGAGGAGCAGGAGGTAGAACAGATGAATTATTATCAGAGATAAGTAAAAGTGCAAATGCATTTAGAAGAATGGCAATGCAAAATGATATTGGTTCTGTAAGTGGAGGTTCAATAGGAGCAAAAACTGCATTTGGTCGTGGATTCTTTAAGAGTACAGGTGCAACAGCAGCATATCAAGTACCTAGAGGTATGATTAAAACAAGTGCAGAGAATAGAAAGCGATTAGACATCAGAGATAGAAATACTAACCTATTGCGATTCGGAGGAAGATTACGAGAAGGAATGACCATAGAAGAAGAAGGAGCAGTAGTAGGAGGATATTCTTCAGTAAGAGAATTTAGTGCAGCAGCAAGAGCTCAAAGAGAAAGAGGATGGACAGAGGGTAAAGCATTAGCAGCATCATTTGGACAAGTAATGCCTAGTGGTTATATAAGTGGACAGGGTTGGAAAACACATTCAACTAGATTAGCAAATAGAGCATCTGAAATGAAAAGTGCGTTGTCTAGTGCAGGATTATCTTTTAAAAACGTAGGATATCTTGATATGGGATATAGATGGACAGCACAACAAGCAAACAGAGCAGCA